TAGTCATCGGTTTACAAGTACTGCGGTAGATACCCATCCAGCAGGGACTTTTAACTTGGGTTCAAACGTTTCGTCTTCAGGCATAGTTATTACGGATCAAGTTTCTAGTTCATCAAATAGAAATATGGTTGTTTTTGCAACAGGCACTTTTGTAGGCACTCAATATGCTGCGATTACAGGAAACGGAACTACAGTAAGTTATGGTACAGGTTCTGATTACCGCTTGAAAGCCAACGTACAGCCTTTGGTTAATTCAACAGTAAAAGTAAAGGCGCTTAAGCCTTGTTCTTACACATGGATAAAAGCACCTGATACGCAAAACCAAGGTTTCTTGGCACACGAGTTGGCTGAAGTTGTACCGCAAGCTGTTGTTGGAGAAAAAGACGCTGTAAATGCTGATGGTTCTATCAAAATACAGCAAGTAGATTTGTCCTATGTGGTTCCTTTGTTAACCGCTGCTTTACAAGAAGCAATTGTTAAGATTGAAGCATTAGAAGTACGAATTACCGCACTTGAGTCCCAATAAAAGGAATAAGAAAATGCCAAATCTTTTCAATAATCAATATGCAAATCTAGCATCAAAGGGTAGATTTGGCGACACTATGCTTGCTCATATCAATCCTCAAGAAGCTGGATTGCTAAAGTCTATGGGTGGAGCTGGCACTATAAATCCTCAAACTGGTTTGCGTGAGTTTTATTATCAAGTGCCAAAAATTGAGACACCACCCTCAGTGCAGGCTGAAGGCATTAACTCTGAACAAGCTATTCCACAATACATCTTAGACGCATTGCCAAAGCGACTTGAGACACAAACAATTCAAGTTCCTAAAGGTATTCAAGGAGGTGGATTTTATGAACAAACAGTTGTTGCACCTCCTGCCAATGCAATACCAATTACAAAAGTAACACAAATAGGGCGGGATCGACCTAGGGATACTCCTACTGGCGAATACTACATCCCTTTGGACAACATACCTAATTATCCTAAGACTGATGCACTAGGTTATCCAGTTCCACCTTTAGTCGCAAAATATGATGCAAGCGGTAATCTTCAAACAATTACTACACAAACACGATATGCGGTGGATGAAAATTATCGTGTTCAGCCAGAGTACAACTTAAAAGGGGAGTTGGTTTCCACTGGCTTAGTTGATAATCGTGAGGGTGAAGGCGGCGGCTTTGGTGATTTTTTACAAAGTGCTGTTAAAGATTTTGCCCCAATGATTGCATTAGGATTAGGAGCCAATTACCTTGCTGGTAGTGGTCTATTTACTGGTGCTGGTGCGGTTGCTCCTGCGGCTACAGTGGTTGGTGGTGCTGGTGCGGCAGTTGGTAGTGGTGCTTTAAGCCCCTATGCGGCTCAAGCGGCTGGTGCTTATGGGGCTGGTGGTGCGGCGGCGGCGGGATTGCCTGCCGCTGTTGCTACTGGAGGAGGGTTGCTATCTACTAGCCCATTATCTGTTCCTACTGGTCAACTTGGTGCAGATATAGCGGCTGGGGAATTAGCTGCTTCTACTATTGATCCTTTAGCTGCGGCTAATATTTCTGGTGGTCTTACTACTGATGCTGTTGCTAAAGCCGCCGCCGCTGGTGGTGCTGGCTCTACTGTTAGTCCAAGTATGTTGCAGTCTATTGCAGATGCAACTGGAATATCAGTAGATACTTTAAAGACTTTTGGCCCATCTGTTATCCAAGGTTTAATAGGTGCTGGTGGTTCTGCTTTAACTGCCAATCAAGCTACAAACGCAGCTAAGACACAAGCAGATGCACAAATTCGTGCAGCACAAATTGCGGCTGATGCAGCTAGGTTTAGACCTGTTGGCGTGACTACTCGTTTTAGTTCATCAAACTTCCAAACTGATGCTCAAGGCAATGTAATTGGTGCTGGATATACACCTACTCCTGAAATCACAGGTTATCAAGATAGATTGAGAACGCTTGCGGGTCAGGGACTAAGTGATGTAGAGGGCGCTAGAGCCGCTTATTCTCCTTTGAGCAGTGCTGCACAGAACTTGTTTAGTTTGGGTCAGGGATACCTTGCTAAAACACCAGAGCAAGCGGCACAAGAATACATTTCTAAACAAACAGCTTTGCTTGCCCCTAGCCGAGAAAACCAGCTTGCTGAATTGCGAAACAGACAGTTTCAAACAGGCCGTAGTGGTGTGGCTACAGCACAGGGTGGTAATTTGATGAATACAAACCCTGAGATGGCGGCTTACTACAACTCATTGGCTCAACAAGATTTGGTTCTTGCGGCTAATGCAGATCAAGAGGCTAGAAACCGCATTCAGTTTGGTTCTGGCTTGTTTGACACTGGTGCTAACTTGCAGGGCAGATTCTATTCTGGTCAAACAGCGGCTTATTCACCATTTGCGACTGCAATGGATACATCATCAGGACTTGAAAGATTGGCACAACAGCCTTTGGATATTAGTAGACAAATTGGCGGTCAAGTTACTGCTGGTGCTGCTGATGCTGGTAGATTATTAAGTGGAGGTATTACTTCCGCAGCAACCACAATGGCTCCAGCAAATGCCTATTCGTTTGGTGGCAATGTGTTAGCTGGTGCGGCAAATAGTCCTGTGCTTGCTGGTGCAGTAAATAGAGCGTTTGGTAATACAGCACCAACACAACAGACGTTTACATTTAATCCAGCAACAGGGCAATATATACCTGTTCAGCAATCAGCTTTTGCGACTTAAGGAGAAAAGACAATGGCAACATCAGAAATCTTAGGATTGTTTACCTCTCCTCAACAGTACCAACAAAACCAGTTGGCACAGTTTCAGAATCGTGCGGCTCAAGAAGTGCAACTAAACCCGTTTCAACAAGCGGCTTTAGGTGCTAGGACTGCTGGTTACCAGTTGGGTCAAGGTATTGGTGGTGCTTTGGGTGGTCAAGACCCACAGCTTCAAAAGATTGCTCAACGTCAGCAAATCATTGGGATGATTGACCCAAATAACCCTGATTCTTATGTTCAAGCCATTGAAGCTGCATTACGGGGTGGAGATCAAGAAGCTGCTTTCCTGTTGCGTAATGAGATGATGAAGGTGAAGCAGCAGGCTCAAGAAAGTCAGTTGCAGGGTTATAAATTGACTGATTACCTTACTCAACGTGGTGCGGGTATGCAGGCTCAAGGTCTTACCAATATGGCTAATGAGTTGGTCGGTCAACTCAAGAATCCTGATGGCACTATCAATGAGCAAGTCAAGGCTAAATTGCTTTCATTCCCTCAAGGTCGTGAAGCAATATCTGCACAAGCTAAAGTTATCCCTGACTTGCGTAGACTTGGTGCGGCTGGTACTGTTGAAGATGACCCGTTCAAGATATTTACTGAAGACGCAACCATCCCTGAATCTGTAAAAATTAGTGCAAGACAATATTCAGACAGTTTTAAAAAGGGAACTATTGACCCCGAAAAGGTTGATGGCATAGTTACCAAATTGGCAGAGTCAACTCAAAGAGTTCAACAGTTTGAGCAAAATCAGGCACAGATTAAATCTAATCAGGCACTGATGGATAGTTATAAACAACAAGGTCTTCAAAATTCTCAAGCATATCTTGCTATTGCACAATCTAATAATTCTCTTGCACAACAGAATGCCGCATTTAATCGTCAAATGAAGTTGGATGAAGCAACAAGAAAACAAGAAGAAGCACAATACAAGAGAGAAGAAAAAGCCAACAAACCACTTAGACCTGACTTGGCTAAAGATGAAGAAGCTGATTACAAAACTGCTAGTGAAGCTAGAAATCTTGCTACTGAAGCGTATGGTTATGTAAACAGCATCAAAGCTGGCAATATTAAGTTTGGATTGAAAGATCGTGCTTCTATTGCGGCTAGAAGTGCATTAGGTTCAAATGACCCTGATGTAGTCGCTAGAAATGATTTTGAGAGATTTAAGACCCGTCTTGTTAATGAGTCTTTGCGTCTGAATAAAGGTACTCAAACTGAGGGTGATGCACAACGATCAATCAAAGAATTGCAAAGTGCTGAATCTGAAGTTGATGCTGCTAAAGCTATAAACACATTAGCAGAACTTAATGCAAGAAAAGTCTCTGATGCACAAACAGCAATTGAAAGAAGAAGGATAAATGCTGGCGCCAAATTACCTGAAGTCCCAATCGAAACATTGAAATTTGAACCTCATACATTTACGCAACAAGATGTTGACTCATTCTTGAAGAATCCAAAGTATCCATCAGGAACTATTTTTGTTGACCCTAAAGGGACTAGAAGGGTGAAGCCATAATGACTGACTACACAAAATTACCTTTAGCTGAAGGTGAGGCTAGAACTTCAGTATTTCAAGAAAACATTAAATATTCACCTGTTGCTGAATCAGCAAGAGCATTTGGTCAAGGTTTAACCTTTGGCACTTTGGATGAACTTGAAGCAGCATTGCGTACAGGTTCTATTAGCGGTGCTGACTATGAGCGTCAACGTGATGTATTAAGAGCCAAACAAAAGCAATTTGGTGAAGATATGCCATTGGTTAAAACCCCTTTGGAGTTAGCTGGTGGTTTTGCCCTTCCATTGGGTGCATCCCGTCAAGTTGCCAAGTTAGCACCTGAGACTCAAGCATTGGTAACAGGTACATCCTTAATGGGTCAGGCGGGTCGTGGTACTGCTGTTGGTGCTGCTACTGGTGCTTTATCAGGGTATGGGTATTCTGAGAAAGATGCTGTTTCTGACACTGTTATGGGTGGTATTTTTGGTGGTGTTTTGGGCGGTACTGTACCTATCCTTATTGATAAGGCTGGCTCAATCATCAAAAATGTTCTTAATGCTTCAGGAATTGGTGAACAAGCAACTGCATCATCAAAGATGCTTGCTAACTATATGCAAAAGGATAATCTAACACCACAAGAAGCACAAGCGGCATTAGATGAGTTACGCCGCATTGGTGTACCTAATCCCGTCATTGCTGACTTGGGTAAAAACTTACAAGACTTAGCCTACAACGCATACATTGTCCAATCCAAAGCCAAGGGTTCTACAGCTAATTTTCTAGAAAGTAGATTGATTGACCAACCAAATGACATTGTTCAGGGATTGGTTGAAAAGGCAGGATTGGCTAAGAATGTTAATGGCTATGAATACTTGACTGCACTAGCTGAGAATCAAGCAAGCAAAGCAAGTGCGGCATATCCAAAGGCTTACAGTCTTGCTATTGATGCACAACCATTCAGAACTTACGTTGACAGACCTGTCTTTGTTAAGGCTTATGAAGAAGCACAAAAACGTGCGGCTGTTTATGGTGAAAAGTTGCCAGATTTAGATGCGATTCGCAATGCTCAATCAGTACCTACAGACATACTTCATCAGATCAAGATGGGTTTAGATCGTGTTGTAGAGAAAGAAACTGATGCGGTAACTGGCAAGGTAACTGGTTATGGGCGTGATGTACTGACTGTAAAAAATGAATTCAATGACAAGATTAAAGCATTAAATAATGATTACAAATTAGCCAATGCTGAATTTGCTGATGCTTCACGCATTAAGAATTCGTTTGAGATGGGTCAAAAATATCAACAACTTGATCCAAAAGAAGCTGCTGCAAATATCAAGAAGATGAACTCTGATGAGAAGGAGGCATTCAGACTTGGCATGATGGCAGACATAAACAAACGGGTTGGTGATTTTAAAGGTGGTGATTTCACTCGCCAAGTATTTAAGTCAGACAATCAGAAGATGTTGGTTCGCTATGCTTTTGATGACCAAGCGGCATACAACGAGTTTTCTCAATACGTTAAAGGTTTATCTGAGCAAAGCAAGACAGCTAAAGCTGTTCTTGGTGGGTCTAAAACTGGTGAACGTCTATCCACACAAGAAGAAGCTGGTGCATTGGGTAGCATCACACAAAGCCTTACAAGTGGTAGCTTAACTGGTACTGCATTGGGATTGTTAAAGACTGCTTTAGCTAGATCAAGAGGAATTAGCGGTGAAACATCAGCAGAATTGCAAAAGCGTTTGTTTATGACCAATCCAATTGAGCAAAGAGCAGTGCTGGATGAGTTGAATCGCAGGGCAAGAAAGAAACCTACAGGTTTGCTATCTGGTGCGGCTGGTCTTGGCACTGCCACTGGTATCTTAGGAGACTGAAATTGATCCAATCTCTATTTGTCTTCTTGCGGCTGGCTTGGTCAAAAACATCCAAGCTGGCTGTGATCTTTATAAGCAAGCTAAAGAGCAGTTTGTCTCTATCAAGCGTACTGCTGATGAAGTTATTGCCATTGGCAAAGAGGTCAAAGGATTTTGGGGTACGTTGCGTAAACTATTTGGCGGTAGTCCCAAGCCTGAAACTGCAAAGTCTGTGGCAAAGGCTAAAAAGTCTGACTATGTTGCTGTTGATGAAACTCAAGTCAAAGCTGAAATCGTTAAGAACCTGAGTGAGTTCTTTAAGTTACAGGAACAGTTAGAAGCGCACATCAGGGAGTCAGAGGAGAAGGCTAGGACTGTAGTTTTCTCTGATGATGTGAACTTGATGGAAGAAGCCCTGAACAGGGTTTTGGCACAGCAAGAGATGGAGAGGTTGGTAGTTCAAATCAGAGAGTGCATGGTCTATCAATCTCCACCTGAGATGGGTGCTTTGTATTCAGAAGTGTTCAGCATGAGAGACATCATTGCTGGAGAGCAAGCAAAAGCAAGGAAGATGCGGGATGCAGAATCATGGCTACGAAAGGAAAGGGAGCGACTCCTAGCAGAAAAACAAGCATACCTGTTGGTAGCTTTCCTATTCCTAATATACCTATGGATGGTAATAGGTCTGGTAAGCAAGATTGGGAGAACGTAGTGGGATGGATTGCAGCTTGTATTCTTGTCATACTCCTGTTGCCTATTTTAGGTATGTTGTACATAGATGTTTTGCAAACTAGAAATGAAGCGCAAGAACAGGTTCAGAAAGTTGAGAAACTCAGAAGGCAGATTGAGCAGAAAGAAAGAGAGAAAGAGAAATGAATATTTACTGTATTTGGGGCTTATCTATCCTTTTGGTGCTGTTAGCTGGCTGTGATGACCGCTACCGCTACCCTTGCCAAGACCCATTAAATTGGTCTAATGCTGAATGCAAACCCCCAATTTGTACCGCTTCTGGCACTTGCCCAGAGATGTTAGTTAAACCCGAACAGGAGAAGAAGTAATGGCAACCATTGGATATAAACCTAATAATCGCCTGACTGCTGATGAGATTGAAGTCAGAGTATGGGCATTCGTTATCGTAGTATTGGTAAGCATTCTGTTAGTTTCTATGGGTATGTTCCTGTACTCTGTTTCTTTTGTACAACAGCCCATGAACGGCAGTATGGCGGCTATTGATAAGGTGTACACACAGCAGATTAGCACCATCATGGTGTTCATTACTGGTGTTTTAGGTGGTGTAGCTGGTAGGTCTGGTGTTAAGGCAATAGCCAATGCGAGTGCCAAGGCTGAAGCCATTGACAACGATGAGCCACCAAAGCCATGAGTCTATTTAATCCTTGGGTGCTGTTGAGCATCCTGATGGCAGTAGTTGGTTCTTTTGGTAGCGGTTATTACAAGGGTGGAGAGGATGAGAATGCTCGTCAACAACTTGAGATTGCTACCCTAAATGCTGAAGCTAGGGTAAAGGAACAAGCCCTTATAACTGTTGTTCAGACCCAATCAAACAAACTGCTAAAGGCAAATCAAGATGCAAAACTTGCTCAACAAAAACGTAATTTGGATATTGACTCTGGTGCTTTGCGGTTGCGGCTCCCTGTCAAAGCCCCCGTCTGCCCCGTACAAGCCACCGCAGATACCCCCGTTGCCAGCGGAGATAGCGTTCAAACAAGTGCCGAACTTGACGGAGAGACTGCTAAATCTCTTGTCGCCATCACAGACGATGGAGACAAAGCCATCAGGCAACTGAATGCTTGCATTGATGCTTACAACAGTGTTTATGAAACATTGAACAAATCACGTTAAGATTCATGCTGTTGTCATTGATTTAGTTTAATTTCAGGCAACTTCACTGGAGTTGTCATGCCAAAACCTGTTTACAGCGATGAAGAATTCATTGAGCTTTGGAGAACATACGAATCGGGTTCTGTTATGGCAAAAGCCATTGATATGGATTTGCGTAGTATTCTTAGGCGCAAAAATGCTATAGAACTTAGGTATGGCGAAAATCTTAAGTCAAAAAACAATCCCACTCAAACTGTAAAATTAAATGCAGCAAGGAAAGAACTAGGGATTGAGAATGGCGTTGTTCTGGTGTTTAGTGATGCTCACTTCTGGCCTAGTGTCCATACAACAGCGTATAAGGGTCTTCTTTGGGCAATTAAAGAGTTTCAACCCAAGGCTGTCATTGCCAATGGAGATGTATTTGATGGCGCTAGTATTAGCCGTTTTCCTCGTATTGGATGGGATTCAACGCCATCGGTAATACAAGAGTTGAAAGCCTGTGAAATAGCCCTTGGTGAGATTGAGGAAGCCGCCAAGAAAGCTAGACACAATGTAAACCTAGTGTGGACACTGGGTAACCATGATGCAAGGTTTGAGAACCGACTAGCTGCCAATGCACCTCAGTATGAGTATGTCAAAGGGTTTTCCCTGAAAGACCATTTCCCTGCATGGCATCCTTGCTGGTCTTGCTGGCCTACAGAGGCAGTAGTTGTCAAACATCGCTGGAAAGGCGGTGTACACGCTACACACAATAATACTGTCGGTGCTGGTGTAAGCATCGTTACAGGGCATCTACACAGCCTTAAAGTGACTCCTTTTGCTGACTACAATGGCAACAGGTTTGGCGTGGATACAGGCACTTTGGCTGATACTGATGGGGCGCAGTTTGTAAACTATCTTGAAGACTCTCCTACCAACTGGAGATCAGGGTTTGCTGTACTAACATTTCATAATGGCAAGCTGCTATGGCCTGAGTTAGTGCATAAATGGGGCGAGGGACAAATAGAATTTAGGGGTAAGGTATATGACGTATGACCTTGTAGCTTATATGCGACTAGAGATCAAAGAACTGCATAACATCTTGCATGAAACGCAGCTTGCTTTGGCACAGGCAAATGACAGACTAGCACGCCGTTCTGAACCATTAACTGAGGAGCGTGTCTATACCTTGTATAGACGTAGCTTGGATTGGCGGCAGTTGGCTAGAGACATAGAAGCAGAACACGACATTGAATAAAAAAAGGGGAGTCCTAAGACCCCCCTGTAAAGTTCAACTGCACCTAAATTATGCCACACGTTCCCAGACAATGCCATCTTCGTCTTCTACGATCTCTCCGATTTCGTATTCTTCGCCTTCTTCGTACTCGTCGCCTTCGTCTTCTTCGTCAGCTTCTTCATCACACTGATATTCGTAATCTTCGGTAACGTCATAGTCAACGCACCAGTCATGGTCTTTTTGGAATTGGATGAATTCCTGAATGATAGCGATCTTGTCAAAATCTTCTGTCTCAACAATTACCTTGTCTGAGCCAAAATCCCACTCTGCAATGTCAATCTCAATTTTGAACATAATATTCCCCTTGGTTATGGCATGATTGCCAAGTAAAATCCTATCTGTATTTTGTGACAGCCGCCAGCAATAATCCATCAATTTTTACTACGAAAGGTTAAAGAAATGAACTTATCAGCCAATTTTTCTTTGAAAGAACTCACGAAATCTGACACGGCTACCCGTCTTGGTATTGATAACACGCCCGATGATGAAGCTATTGACAATCTGAAGACTTTGTGCGACAAGGTGCTTCAGCCTGTTCGTGACCACTTTGGTAAGACTGTTACTGTGAATTCTGCCTATCGTAGCCCTGAAGCCAATGGTGCTGTTGGTGGCTCTAAGACTTCAGACCATTGCAAGGGTCAAGCAGCCGATATTGAGATTGCTGGCGTTGCCAATGCTGATCTTGCTCAGTGGATTATGGATAATTTGGACTATACACAACTAATCCTTGAATTCTACACACAGGGTATACCCGACTCTGGTTGGGTTCATGTCAGCTATGACCCTAATAACCTCAAGAAGCAGGAATTGACTGCTGTTAAGGTGGCAGGGAAGACTCAGTACCTTCAAGGTCTACAGGCTTAATTAGTCGCCTACAGAAGTGTTTAGCGGTGAGGTGTTCGTACAAGATCACCTCACCACACTTCTCGCATAACCAAGCTACGCCATGATCTACAGTGGTTACTTTGTTCCCACGTTGACCATTACGTTTGCCATAAAAGGTTCGTATCTTGCGAATCATTTGCCAAGTTTAGCCTTTGAATAGATATAAAAATCTTTCTTTTCAGTCAAGGCAATACGCTCTCGTGCGTTCTTACCAAAGGCTTGACCAGCAGCAAATTGCCTTAGTTCTTTGTCTCTTGTCCAGATTGAGGGAGTCCCATCTTTCCAATCAAAAACATTCTTTGGCTTATTCATTTCTTCTTCTCCTTAATCTCTTTCTGAATCCCTGCACTTGTCTGCAAGAACAGCCTCAAAAACTTTACACCGCCAAGCCTGATGTACTCAGCGTGTTCGGATTGGGTGAGTCTCAACGTGATGGCTCTACCCTGCTCTATCTTTTCTTTCATCTTCTTGATCTTTTCTTTATTTGAGTTGCAAGAATGATTCTCTCAATCTTCTTGCACATATATCGGTTATCAGGTGTTCTTGTAAATTCGCAAGCTGGACACTTCACTACTCGTCTTGTTCGCTGTTTATTAGGAAGAAAACAAATCCGATGCAGACGCAAATTCCCAATGCGAACCCTGTAATCCCTATGATGAATACCCATACTACTGTTTCCCACATTTGTCTTCTCCTTTGGTTTGTGATCTAAGGAATCAAAGTACATCAAAGACACTGCACAGGCAGCGGCAATGATAAACTTGGCTATGGTATTCATTTGCTTTCAGCCACTAACAGGTCGAGTTCCAAGGCTTTCATCTGTTCCTTGATGATGGTCATTTCCTGTTCCATGACTTCAATCTTCTTCTCAAGACGCTTCCTAGTCATGCTCTCGCCATGAGTCCAGCCGATAGCAACAGCAGTATTGGCAACCTTGTCAATGAGTTCAATGATCTCGTCACGGCTCATAAAGCCACCAGCAATGTCTTTAGCTGGCGCTATGCGGTTAATCAGTTCTGTGATTTCTGATGCGATGCTCATGTTGACCACCATGCGGCTAAGAGGATTGCAAGACCGATGCCGATGGCAACGGCGGCGAGGATGTCGGGGATTGATTCTTTCATTTGTGTACTCCTGTTTGGTTGCTGACAGTTGCCAATCATATAGAGTTGGACTACTAAGTCAACCCCCCTGCATCTAATCCCACACATTTAACTAGGGTATTTAATCAGATAGGACTTGACTAATCAATCCTATCTTCCCTAGAATCCTTACCCATGAACACACCAACTATGCAAACCATTGAAAACATTAAGGAAAAAGCTGAGAAGGCTGGCTTCACCATCACTGATGTTGCCCGTTATGCAGGCTTTGACCCATCACAGGTATCCCGTTACGCCACTGGTAGAACCATACCATTGGTGACTTCAATACAACGGCTAGAAGAATCGGTAGATTCCCTAATTCAGCAACGTATTGAAGCCTTGAATGGGCGTACAGAATGACCACCACAGTCTTTACTCCAAGGCGCATCATTGGCATTGACGTAGGCTTGAATGGCGCTATAGCCATGATGCAAGGCGAAACCTTAACTGGTGTAGTCGATATGCCAACTGTCACCTTAGACCGCAACGGAAAGTCAAAGAGGCAGATTTCCATCCCTGAACTTATCGCAATCATTGATCTGTTTAAGCCTGAAGAAGCATACATAGAGAAGGTGTTTGCTATGGCAGGGCAAGGGGTAACAAGCGTCTTCTCATTTGGGCGCTCTCTAGGGGCTATAGAAGGCGTTATAGCGGCAAGATCAATCAAGTCCACTCTCGTTACTCCACAGACTTGGCAGAAAGCTATGGGAGTCTCAGGCGGCAAAGATGGCGCTAGAGCAAGGGCAATGGAAGTGTTCCCTTGGAATGTTGACCTGTTCAAACGGGTCAAAGATGATGGCAGAGCAGATGCGGCATTGATAGCAGCTTGGGGGTTAAGACATGGCTAATCCATTTGAGATCAAAGAACCTACCTGTATCAGCTTCTCAGGCGGTAGGACTTCTGCTTATATGCTTTACAGGGTGATAGAGGCACACGATATGAGCCTGCCAAGTGATGCAAAGGTGATTTTCTGCAATACAGGCAAAGAGCATGAGTCAACATTAGATTTTGTCAGAGACATAGAGAAACATTGGGATATTCCTATTGTTTGGCTTGAATACGCTAGGAATGAGGCTAAATTTAATCTTGTAAACCACACGACAGCCAGCAGAAACGGCGAGCCATTTGCAGCATTGATTGAGTCCCGCAGTTTCTTGCCAAACTCAGTAATGCGTTTTTGCACAACAGAACTAAAGATCAATCCAATTAATCGCTACATGGCATCTATTGGCTTGCCTGACTTTCAGACAATGGCAGGGATTAGGGCAGATGAACCCCGCAGAGTTGTCAAACTGAGAGAAACCTTAGTTGCGCCCCTTGCCATAGCAGGTGTTACTCAATCCCATGTTCAAGCCTTTTGGAAAGCCAACAATTTTGACCTTGGTCTTGAATTCAGAGACAAGGTTACCCCATTAGGAAACTGCGATTTGTGCTTTATGAAAGGCGCACATCAGTTGATGAGCATCATCCAGCAAGAGCCCAAACGGGCTATTTGGTGGGCAGAGCAGGAAAAGAAGATAGGTGGCAGATTCTCAAAAGACCGACCCGACTACACTCAAATGATGAATTTCGGCATCAATCAAGCCGATATGTTCGACGCTAATGAAGAAACAATAGCTTGTTTCTGTGGAGATTAAATGCAAATCCTAGAAGCATCCGCACAAGTTTTCTTTGGAACTATTTTGATATTTGTATCAAATTTAATCTTCTTTCCATTGCTTGGAATAGAAGCAACTACAGGGGCAAACATTGCAATAGTTGCAATCAACACTGTTATTGCTTTTGCTAAATCGTATGGTGTTCGTTTTCTATTTAAAAAAATTGAGACTAATCATGGATGACAAAGAACGGCAAACCTTGCGTGAACATATTGTTTGGCTAGGCTCACAGTTGGAACAAGAGCGCAAGCAAAACCAACAGACTGTAGTCTTCATCAAGCGTCTTCTAGACCCTGAAGATTTAGGTCATGCAGTATCAAACGAGACAAGGCAAATAGCCTATCAATTACTTATTGAAAACCATCACATTGAAAGAGCATCATGGCAACAAAACAACTAAGCCTTAGAGCATCAGCGGCATCTAGATGGATTGCCTGCCCCGCCTCTGCAAGATTATCAGCACTAATGCCCTATGTAGAGGGTGGCGAGGCAGCGAAGATCGGGACTGCCATTCATAAGCTGGCAGAGATTTGCTTCAAGGATGAATCAGACCCCATGACCTTAGTTGGCACAGTCGTTGAAGGCATCACAATGACTGAGGAGAACTGTGATTTTGCTAAACAATACCTTCACGCTATTTTTAATATATATAACGAGCATGAATGGCATTGTGAAGGTCTTGTAGAAGAATTCCTACCCTACCAAGACACTCCACAGGTCAAGGTTGGTGGTACTGCTGATTTCATTGGCATTTGCAAATCATGGCGCAAACTCATCATTGCAGACCTTAAAACAGGTCGAGGCTATGTCGATGCTGACAGTGAACAATTAAAACTCTACGCATTAGCAACCTTAGAAGCTAAACAACTTTACAAAGACATTGATACTGTCGAGTTGTGGATCATCCAACCCCATCATGGTGAGGTACGCAAGCACACAATGACAACGCAAGAGTTGGTTGATTGGGAACATTACGTCTTAGTCCCTGCAATTGAGAATGCACTCAACCCTGCATTCCCACCCGTACCCTCTGACTCTGCTTGTCAATACTGCAACGCTAGAACAATCTGCCCTGCACAAGCAAACATCGCTGAAGTAGTTGCCACTGCACCCCCCGTAGAGATGCTCACAGAAGGTCAAATCAGCGTCTTGCTGACTAAGTTTGACATGGTTGAGGGCTACATCAAGGCGGTCAGAGAACACGCCTTAAAACGCATGGAATCAGGCTCAGTCATTGATGGCTGGCAACTGCAACCTAAACGAGCGTTGAGGTCGTGGACAGATGAGAAAGAGGCTTATGCTGGACTTGTAGCCTTGGGACTTGACCCAAGAGAAGTAACGAAGACCGAAATCATTACCCCTGCACAAGCTGAGAAACTGCTAACAAAAGACCAAAAGCCTAACCTTGAAGCGTTAACTTCCCGCATATCCAGCGGATTAACGCTTGCACGAGACAAAGGTTTGACCCAATAATCACTACCCCGAATCCCCCAACCCCGTGGCATAAGCCGCTTCAACTTTAACTTTAAACAGGAAACATCAAATGAACCTTAACCTTTCAAACTCTGGCGGCTCTGGCAACTACATCCGCTTCTCCCCTCAAGCTAACGCTTGGTCAAACCAAGATGGTGAATTCACACTAGAGAAGTTTGTTTTCGATCACGAGAACTTGCAAACTGGATGGATGCTAATTGCTGTTGGTGTGTATGAATTCCAACCTGATGAGTCTTTGGGTCGTAAAGCAGCACAACCATCACCCGATTTCAAGCGTGGCTTTAAAGCTACTTTCTACAACAAGACGATGGGTATTGCTGAGTTCTCGGCTAACGGCGCAGGCGCTAACATGGGCTTGGAAGGTCTGTGGAAGCAAGTGCAAGCACAAGCTGCAAGCAATGAGGGTAAGTTACCCGTGGTCGAGTACAAAGGATCACGCCCTGAAAAGGTCGGCAAGGGCTCAACCCGTGTACCTGAGTTCCTTGTCACAGGTTGGGTGGCTAGACCAGCGGCAATGCAAGAAGGTGTGGCGCAAGTTGAACCTGAGTTCTCTACGCCAGCACCTATTGCTAAACCCGCACCTAGCAAACCAGCACCCTCTAAGCCAGCACCAGCAATGGAAGATGATGAGATGTTTAGCTAATCCCTAGCAATCAACAGCACCAGAGTTTCGGGGGAGACTCTGGTTTTTTTGTCCCTTTAATAAAGATACCAAATGTCAGCACAAGAAATAGCATCCAGTTTGGGTAATGCGAAAAAGGTAGGCAATGGTTATCTCGCTAGTTGCCCCGTACCCTCTCATGGGCAAGGTAACGGCGACAAGCATCCAAGCCTGTCCATAACTATGTCGGATGATGGCAACTTCCTATTCAAATGCCATAGCGGTTGCGATCAACATACAGTCTTCTCAACCATCAAAGACATGGGACTTCTGCCAGCATTACCTGATAGACCTGACTATCTCGACAGTATCAAGCCAATGAAACCCATACCACTCATCTCTACCCCTGTGCTAGAGCATGAATGGCATTACACAGATGAAGAAGGCATCAGCCTATTCATCAAGCAAAGATTCAAGACCTTTGACTCCAAAGGCAAGACTTACAAAACCCTTAGAGTTATGCCCGATGGCAGTCGAGTAGGCAAGTTAGGTGATTGCAGATTAGTTCCCTACAAGCTGCCCGAACTGCGACAGGCAACAGCCGCCGGCAGAGTTGTCTACATAACTGAGGGTGAGAAAGCGGCAGATGCCTTGGGCAGCTTGGGCGTGGTGGCTACGACAAGTCATGCAGGATCAGGTGGTTGGAATGATGAACTCAACCAATACTTTAAAGATGCAAACGTGGTAGTAGTGCCAGATAACGACCTAGTAGGTTGGCATTACGCCCAAAAGGTGACAGAGGCTTTAATACCATTTGCCAAAAGCGTCAGAGTTTTGGACTTGAACCTGTCGAATCCAAAAGAAGATGCTTACGAGTGGGTCAATAGATACGATGGTTCTCGCACATTGCTAGCGCAAATAGCGAAAGCCTGTCCTGTGGTGAACTCTCCTACAGATGTCCAGACTCCACAAAGATTATTGGATAACCCTGAACCTACGCAAGTTGCGGAGCAATCTAGCCATCAGTCTAGATTCCTTGTCGAGTCTTGGGACAGCATAAAGGATGAACCAGTTGAGTGGCTCATAGAGTCCATCATCCCCAGACGAGCATTTGTAGCACTGTATGCACCACCAGCATCATTCAAGTCATTCATTGCCTTAGATATTGCAGAAGCAGTGGCTACAGGCAGGGATTGGATGGGCTACAGAGTACCTAAGAAAGGCGCAGTCCTGTATATAGCTGGTGAAGGTCACGGCGGTATGGGCGCTAGGGTCAAGGCTTGCAAAATACAGAATAACTCACCAGATGGCGCAAACCTGTATGTTATTAGGGCTCAAATCAACATCAGATCAAGTCAAGAAGACTTTGATGCATTAGTTGCTGCCATCAACGAACTCATAGCCGAGATAGATGAATCCTTAGAACTCATCATCTTAGATACCCTGATGAGGATGTCAGGTGGCGGCTTTAACGAGAACTCCTCTGAAGACATGGGTGGTTTCATCACCCAAGCTGGCAAGTTACAAGCAATCTACCTATGTGCCATGTTGCTGATTCACCATAGCGGTAAAGACATAACGAAAGGTCTGCGAGGACACTCCAGCCTGTTAGGTGCTGTAGATACTGAACTTGAGATACAGCGTCAGGATTCGGTTATCAATTCGGCAGACCCGTCAGTCATTGGAAACGCAATCCTGACTGTGACCAAGCAAAAAGATGGCGCAGATTCCATAACTGTAGGCATCGAAGTGGTGAATGTTGAGATCGGTGAGTCAGCCTTAGGGTTTGAAACCATCACTTCATTAGCCGTAAGACCCAACCCTGAGATCGCTAACAGCAAACCTAAAGGGACTAAAAACAACTCAGGTAGCGGTGGAAATCAGAAGATTGAGTTGGATTCTCTCTACAAAGCGATTAAGGCTAAAGGCTCATATCGTGTAGTAGATGGTTCTAGTAGGTTTGGCGTGAGTTTGGATGATTGGAAGGATGAATTCTGGAGTATGAAGGGCTGTACTGATGACGATAAGGCAGCCTTCAAGAAGGCTTGGCTACGGGCAAGGGAGAGACTTGTAGCCGTAAATAAGGTCACGATTGGGTCTAATTGGGTGTGGCTGAAGTCTGCACTAGAGACATGAGTGCTGTACGTTCATCCAGTGACAAACGAGACAAACGGGGACAAATGTCCCAAATGTCTTTCCGAGTAAATGGGGACAAACCACCTCTTGTCTATGTACAAGAGGTTTGTCCCCTGTCGGTTTGTCCCTTTGTCGTTTTTTTAAGGAGTTATGAAAATGGTTAGATCAAGGTCGAGAAAAGATATTCCTGAAGTTATCAAGCCAGCGAGACAGGCAACGCAGTGGGAGATTCAGTCTAACGCTGTGCTGGTGGAACTTGAGCGCAAAAAGGGTCAGCACTACGAGAAATGGGGAGTTGACCGATTGATTACTTTAGTTGACATTGAGTTTAGGACTAAGGTTTGGCTGCAAATGGGTAGAGTTTGGGATGCCTTAGATATGGGTGACCTCGACAAGCTGCATAAAGCAGTTAACGGGATGTGCAAAGGTTTCGATGCGTTGGAGAAGTGGGCTTTGGAAAATGAGATTGAACCAAACCCGCCCATCCAGTTCCTTGAATGGAAGTCAGTTCGAGGAGTTCCGATGGTTGTGGTCAAAACAGAGAACGATGCAGTTGAACTCCAGACCCACCGCAAAGACATTAACAATGGGAACATCTGGACACTAGAAGAAATTGAGGTGTTCCTGCAAGAGCCACAGGTGCAGACCATCATCAAGGCTAAAGCCCTGTCCCCAACTGCAAGGATGACTAAGTTCACGCCCAAAGAGGGATTTGCTCAAGGTTCAGGCTTTGATGACATGGAAGAAGACCTAGATGCGATCTTCTCTGGTGAGCCTTATGAAGCTAAGTACAAGCCAATCTGATTATGGCTAGACCGCCCACCACAACGACAGTCCAGTTCAGGCGCAAGCTAACTGATGCCGACAGGACAATCCTGCTCTGTGCTGGCAAAGGGAACATCAGCAATGGCTTTAAGAATGTCTTAGATTGTTATGCAATCTT